TTATAATAAACTTTATTTTTTCTAGTTAAAATTTCAACTTCGGAAACTGAAGCGTTAGTTCCGTAATCTGTTGATTTTCTAATCGTTTGACCAACAAGTTTATTTGGATCTCCAGAAATTCTTTCTGCAACAACAATTTGCCTTCTTACAAAAATAGAAGAAGATGGTTTAATTAGAAATTGTTCTAAATCAATTACTTTAGGATTTACTCCATAAAGAATATTGAAAAGAATTTTAAATGATTGATCAGTACCTTTTGCTTTATAAAAATCTCTTGCCTGTTTTATAAAATTCCCAACCTTCAATTCTGGAATAAAATCTGTATCTTCGAGTCCAGGAGTAAAAGTATATTTGATTTTCTTATAGAACTCTTTTAGAAAAAGAGAACTCAAATTTTCTACTTTAGAACCACTGGTATGGGAAGATGCATTAGTTTGGGTGAATACTAACTCTTCTTGATTATTTGGTGCATGATAGCTGGTAATTCCACTAAATCCTCTAATACATCCAGTGAAAGTATTGGTGGTGATTCCAGTATAGGTAATGATTTCATCATTAACTTTTAAAAGTCCATATTGATTTGGATATCCCTTCGTACTTGTTACAGTAACTATTCCAGAAGTTACGGATAAATTTGTAGAAATAGAAGTAACTCCAACAACAACCTCAGGAATGAGATTATCAAGTTTTAAATATTGATCTAAATTTTCGACAATATCAACTGCACCCCCCTGATACTCTTGGGAGATATAATATTGCTTTAAAAATTCTGGAGTTTTAGGACTTTCATCTAGTATAAACTCTGGTAATTGATTTGCTACAATTTGCTGAATCTTTACTCTAGTATCAAAACCAGTTTCTATCATCTTATGACCTCGTTAAATCCCCATTTGAATAACTTGATGTTTAATAATCTTGTGAGAAAGTCACACCAGATATATTATCTCCAGATGAAATAACATCTTTAACCATATTTATTGAACTTTTTGTAACATCAAAATAGATATAAAGATCTTTTAATCCAATAATATCATTTGATTCTGGATATGCTTGAATTTCAATTATATCATTGCTCTTTTGTGTAGATGTAATTACAACATATTCTGGAAGTCCAAGAATAATTTCACCTTTAGAGTAATCTATAGAACCAGCTGATTTGGAAATGATTTGTATAGTTCCACTTTGATCATACTTAAACAATGCCAAAACTCCCTTATTACTTCCATCAAGAGTTCCATCGATATTTTTATTTGGAGTATCTGTAATATAAATCATTTCTGACTGTTCAGAAATTGTAAACCCAGTTGATTTAATGTTTCCACCTAACGAATTGATATGAAATCTATTTCCAAAGCACAATTCATACTGAACTGGTTGATTTAAAAGGGCTTTCAAATCTCTTCTTATCTTAACCTTGGTGATATTTGATGTAATTGATATATCGGTATTATCAATAATTTGTTGAATTTTACTATACTTAAATCTTCCTCCAAATGTATTTAAATCAATAGAATTTGAATAAGTTGTCAAAGATTGAATTACTTTTGCCCTTAAATCATTTACTGAAGAAACTTGGGAATAATTATAGTAAATTGAGGAATCGATCTCAACATAAAGAATTTTGAGATCATTAATTTTTTGATTAATACCTGCAAGAGAATATTGCTTCAATTTGAATAAAATTTGAGATTTATCAAAGTCAGAAACAAAAGTTCCATTCTTTGGTTTAATGCTAATTGTTACTGATCCATATTCTGGTGGAGTTAAATCTTCACCACCAATAACTGAAATAGATTCTGCATTTGGATAAATTAATTTAATAATTGCTTCATAGTCCCGTGCTGTAACGGCCCGGTATTGACTAGAGTATATTCTGGGAGCAAAGTACTTGATTGAATCAACCGATTCAATCTCTCCACCATTTTTTGAAGATTGAACCGTTGTAATTGAAATTGAATTTTGAGCAGTAATTGGTTGATCTGATGACCCTTTAAATGCTCCAGAGAAAGAGAACTTAGCGGCACCGTTTCCATCTATACCATCAGTAACAATATATGATACTGTAATAACTGCATTATTTTCTAATTTTCTACCAATAATCCCATCACCAAAAAGAAGTTCATATTTTTCATCCTGAACTTCCTGAAGAAGATAGATGTTAGAAGTTCCATTGATCTGAAAAATATTATCCGCATGAGCATATTCTATTCCATTACCACTATCTGTAGGACCTTTTACATAAACCCTAATGGTTGATGTATCTACATATGGGTTATCAATAACGAATCTTTGATCCAATGAACCATCAACCACAAATTGTTTTTTAAGAAAAGTTCCTTGATAAATTTCTAAGTCCGTAAATGATGCTACTGAGTTTGCAATATTTGCCGTATAATTTTCTGGTATTGAAAAAATATAAGATGTATTATCAATATTTCCAACACATACAAGTCCTGCCTGAAGCGTGAGAGTGGCACTACTGACTGCCGCATCTATTTGGGCGTCAAAAGAAACAAGTGCCTTAGAGGCGGTTCTGGACCGTGGAACATAACCAATATTTCTTGCAAGAGACACGACATTTTCTCTGAGTGTCGCAGAATCCAAGAAGGATTCGTTCACAATCATATTTGAGTTAAATGCTGTGATGTAAGTATTATATGCAAGTGTATCGATCAGAACCGAAAAGTTAGATCCTTCAAAGTCAAAGTCCGTGAAGTTTGAATTCGCACGGAGATAGTCCTTGATGGATACCTTTATCTGATCAAAATCCAGATTTGTAAACTTAGTAAAAGGCATTTTATCTTGTTGCCTCTAATATGAATGAAAATTCTTGTGTTGGAAATTCTTGTCCTACGATATCAAATATCAAGGAAATTGAAAATGCATTATTATCTGGTTGTGGATCTACCAATACTTCAAGATTATTAATACGAGGTTCATAATTTGTAACTACTGCTTCAATTTGTGCCTGAATATTTGCCGCAGTACCATAATCGACGAAATCAAATAGACTAGAATAAACTTGAGACCCAAAAGATGAATTAAAAAATTTCTCGGTAAGTTTTGTCTCTACTAAATTTCTGACCGATCTACGAATCGCATTCTCATTAAGTAATATCGGCAAATCCTTTGTCACTGGATGTGGTTCAAAGGATAAACTAATATCTTTAAATGATCTAGATATCCTTTGAATTGCCATTGGATTAAAAGGTTCTTGCTTTATTTATAGTCATTTCCAAGGTGAACCATATGATGGTTCTGTTCCGTATGACCAATCATCATAATCATCATCATTACGAATTTTTTCATGTAATTCGATTTGTTTTTTAAAGTCGTGCTTTGGTGCCGTATCGTGCATAATCTCTTGAATTACACGTTGTGGGGGAGTTGAATCATAATCGGTGATTAATTTTGAGGTTCCCCACATTTCTTTCATATAATCTGAGTTTCTATCGACTGGTAAGTTAGACATTTGGAACTCCTGTTTTAGTGAATAAAACAGAACTTTTATAACGGAGGTTTCTATCTCCTTGTTTCTATTTAACGATTTAATTCTCTAAGTTTAAAATTATCCGAATCAAGGTATTTTAATAGTTCTAAAACAATTAATTTGGGATTTCCTTCTCCACAAGTATAAGCATCGATTGCAATTGTTCCGTTCTCTGGCCAGGTGTGACATGATACGTGACTTTCAGAAAGTGCAATGACAATGGTAACTCCTTGTGGAATGAAGCAGTATTGATAAATGTTGAGAATTGTCATTCCGGCACGTTTAATACCGCGTTCCATTGCATCTTGAATGGCAATCCCATTATTTAATAAATCAAATTTAACGTCATATACCTCCAATAGGAGGTGTTTACCCATTGAGAATTTTTCCAAGGCATAATAATCCCACCAGGCAATTATTTAGAAACATTAAAAAACCTCCCTTTCGAGAGGTAAATTATTATTTTCCTTGACCCCTATACTTTTTACGAGCTTTATTCCGAGAAGAAGCGGCATATTTAGTATTAGACCCATATCCTTGACGAGTATTTTTAGGACTCGACTCAATGAGATTTGCACTGCCTGATGATTTTTTAATTGCCATAAGTAACCTCTATAATTTCAGTTTCAAGTTCTTCAGGATGTGGAGAACCTGACTCATAGAATTCTATTGCCAGATCCTCCATTGTATTGAAATATTCTTCTTCTGCAAGATCGATGTAAATTTTACGTCCTTTACATAGGATATTATATTTCGTAGAGTTGTTAAACATTTAAATCAGATAATTCGTGTTTTCTCGTGACCGACTCTGATACGAGGATCGCACCAGATTTCGAATCCTGCTTCTTTTGCATCCAAACAGAAGCTTACATCTTCTCCACACATATCCTGAACCTCACCAGATTCAAAGACTTGCATCTTTGGTGCAATCCAAGGATACTTAATTTCTGGATGTTCAAAAACTCCGTTCTTGATTAATAACCAACCAAATCCGGCATAATCAACCGTGAATGGTTTACGACGCTTACTCATTGTTTCAAGAGTTTCGTGATTCATTACTCCACCATTATTACGGAAGTCATCTTCTTCCATCCAGTGTGCGACTGATGTGGTATTACCATCTTC